TGTAAGTGCCTAATATTTAGTAGGCTAGGGGATGAAAAAATTACGACTCTACATCCGAAACCTCAGCTTCAACCACCTTCTCATCTTTAAGGTTGGCAAGCTCGGCTCGGATCTCGTCAAGGCTCAAAGATTTCTTTACCTCGATGGTTTGGGTAGGCTCACCCTCATATTGCCTGTGCTTATCGATTAGGATGCCTGTGGCGATTGGCAGGACTCCGTTTGGTATCTCATCGTCCTGTAGCTTCGTAATGAGCTTTTCAACGGCAAGATGAGTCGCAGTGCCAATTAAGCCTCTCAAATGCTTTTTAGAGTCCTTCAGGGCTTCCTGTTCCCTAGATTTAACAACGGCAACAGTATGCGGTGAAACCTTACAAGTCTTAGTGATTGAGGTAATCGTTGCACCCTGTGCCAACATCGTAACTACTTTGGCGTAGTCCTTTGGTCGCTTATCGTAAAGCTGTTGGCCAGTGAATACACCTGGGCAGACTTCTTCGGTCTTTAGGTTAGCTGGTAGATTCTCAGCATATTCTACCTTTCTTGGTCGCTTAGTAGGCATAAAATCAATCGGTGTAGCAATTTGAGAAAGTATTCTCAATAAGGATCAACGCAAGTACAATTAGACATAATCACTATTTTACGCAATACTGAAAAAGACTCATTTACTCTGTATGCATATATATATCAGCGACTTACAGAAAAAACACCCTATTTCGCACTATCAAAAATATTATGATCCTGACAAACAGACAGGGGGGGAGGGGGTCCGGTCAACCTGGCCGCCGGCCACCGCGACCGATTGTGTCCCATAAAAAAATTCTGACAAATTGCCCACCCCGAGGTTACTCGCCCCCCTGATTCTGCTACAATCGGGAATGCCTCTTGACTGGTCACCGCATCCCGCCATTCCGCCCCTCAGCAAATCGGAGCTACTACGGATGACTCCTGAGAATATTTTGGCGTATTGGGAGAGGCGCGAGGAAGCGATCAAGCTCGAGAAGGATGATCCTTACCGGCATGGCTTTGAACTGGATACCTGGAAGCGGGCAGACGAACAGTTAAAGACACACTCGGAAATCCTCGTTATGGGAGGGAATAGGGCAGGAAAGTCGGAATGGGCGGCTAAAAGGGTAGTTCAATCCCTCGTTGAGAACCCAGGCACGATCATATGGTGTCTTACAGAAACATCGGCCAATTCGATTCAATTCCAGCAGAAGTTAATATTTAAGTATTTGCCTAAAGAATTTAAATCCTTGGGAAGAGGAAAGATCGGATATGTCATGTATTCGCTCAGGAATGGGTTCACTGCCTCTAAATTTACACTTCCTAATCGATCCGAGTGTATTTTTAGATTTTGGCAACAGGACATCAGCACAATCGAAGGAGGGGAAATCGGCTCACCGCAGGAACCGGTCAACGGAACCCATAATATCGGCTACTGGGCAGATGAATTGGTTCCGATGTCATGGGTAAATACACTTCGTTTTCGGACAGTTACCCGCAATTCCAAGGGAATTATCAGCTTCACGGCTGTGGATGGATGGAACAGCGTAGTTAAATCGATGCTGACGGGAGCGAAGACAGTGGAATCGGCAAAGGCGGATCTTTTGGATGGTGAAGAGGTTCCCCTGGTCCAACAGCCCATCCGCAAAGCGTCTTCCGTGGTGTATTTTCATACAGCGGCCAACCCCTTTGGCGGATGGGCGGCGATGAAGAATCAATTGGAGGGGGAAAAGCGGGAAACGATCCTTTGTCGGGCCTATGGAGTCCCTGTGCGCCAGTCTAGGGCTGTGTTCCCGTCGCTCTCGGACCAGAACATCGTGCAATCGGAAAAACTCCCTGATTTTACGGATGCCAATTGGGTATTATCGATTGACCCGGCGGGGGCGAAGCCTTGGACGATGGTATTATTTGCTATCGATGCCCATGGGGTAGCCTGGGCGGTCAAGGAGTTTCCTGATTTCGACACCTGGGGAGGATGGATTGACCTGACGAAGGATAAGCTGAGTGCCGGCGAGGCGGCTCAGCCTAATGGATTTGGGTTAAAGGATTATGCGGAGGAGATTAGGCGGATGGAATCGATCTGCGGGGATAATATGGTAACACGGATAATCGACCCGAGGTTGGGATCGGCGAGCTATCAGAAGTCGGAGGGAAGTTCTAACATAATAGATGATTTATCGGACGAAGATATCATCGTACAACCGGCTGAGGCGTTGGACATTGAGACGGGATTGCAGGCAATAAACAATCTGCTCGCATGGGATCGGAGTGAGCCGATGGATTTGGATAATAAGCCCAGGCTGATGTTTAGCGATGAGTGTCAGAATCTGATTAGTTGTATGCAGGCATATCAGCCGAGTGCCGGGTTGAAATGTCCGAGTAAGGACTTTGTGGATAATGCCAGGTACTTCGCAGTGGGTAATTTTGAATACTTTGACGAGGAGGAAATGGTGGCAACTGGAGGAGGGAGTTATTGATGGGTAAGAAAAGTGTACAGATATCAAAGGCAGTCAGGCAACAGATCGTAATGGCGAGGAACTCGGGCATGAGTTGGCCGAAGGTGGCGGAAGTGGCGAGGTGTTCGAGATCGACCGCTCAGAGGATATATAAGGAGGACAGCAAGCCGGTGGTCCCGCTCGAGGAGGTAAAGAAGACTGTGGAGATAGAGGAGGCGAGGGTCTTGAAGATGGTCCCGAATGTTCGGATGATGCTGATATACTTTGAGCACAAGGAGGGGATCGGGAGGTGCATTAAGAGGCCAAATGATAACCATCCGCCGAAGAGCATGGTGCTGGTGAGAAAAGTCGAGGGGGAGGATGATCTGTATCGCAAAGCATGAGACTGAGGATCAGATGCAACGGAGGATCGATCTGATGCTTCGGGAGATGGTTGTGGAGGAGGCATTGGATGCGATGGAGGAAGAGCGTGAGCCTGGCAGTTTCACGCTCGAGGAGATAGCTGACTTCATCGGTGTATCGTTCAAGACAGTTGCTCGAATAGAGGCCAAAGCCCTGACAAATTTACGAAATAAAATGGTAGAATCCTAAAGGAGAAATTGGAGAAATTATGGAGAACGAAGTACAGATTTTTGAAGACAAGCCTGATGTGGATGAACTCAAGTTTGAGTTTGAGCGGGCAAAAGCGAATTTATCGACATGGATGGATCGGGCAGAAGATGCTCGCGAGGTTAGATTCAACGAGTGGGCAGGCAAGACGGGTGACGGAAAGAAGAGTGGGCCTGAAGCATTTCCCTGGTCAGGGGCAAGTGACCTTGATCCGAATGTGATTAATCCGTTAATCGATGGCGATGTTGCCACCCTGACACAGGCGTTGACCAAGGCTAATTTGGTGGCGGCTCCCGTGGAGAGTGGAGACATTGCATCGGCCAAGCTTGTTACTGAATTTCTTCGTTGGCGGATGGGAACGATGGATGAATTGATGAGGGAGTCATCGATTGGAGCGAATTATTTATTACAGAACGGGGTGACCTTTTTCGGGACTTACTGGAAGCAGGAGAAGGCGAGGAAGTTTGAACCGATCAGCCTCGAGCAGATTGCCCAGCAATCCCCTGAACTGGCAATGGCGATAGAAGACCCTGAAATGAAGGAGGGAGTCGAGGAAATGTTTTATCCTATGTTTCCGAAGCTCAAAAAGCGTAGGGTTAAGAAGATGCTTAATGAGTTGCGGAAAAATGGTGAGACCGAAATTCCGACCGAAAAAGTGGTCGTAAATCGTCCGGCGGTTAAGGCATATGAGTTAGGCAGGGAACTGATCGTGGACAGCAATGTTATCGATTTGGAATCCGCCAGGAGCATTCACTGCATTCATTATTATTCTCCTGAAGCGTTGAAGCAGAAGGTAAACGAGGGATGGGATGAAGCCTGGATTGATGAGGCGATTGAGAAGGCAAAAGACTTTTACGAAGAGAAATACAGCGACTCGGCGATGCATTATGACTATGGCACAAGCTATGGTAGTCAGCATTATGAGGGCTTGATTCGGGTAGTTACCACTTATCGCAAGGAGTTGGACGAGGATGATGTTCCTGTAGTCACCAAGACCTGCTGGACGGATGAAATGGATGAAGCAGGATTCCATGAGCCGACTGGGTATGATGAGGGGCGTTATCCATTTGTATGTATCACGAGAGAGCATTTAAACCATCGTTTACTGGACTCTCGCGGATACCCTGAGTTGCTGAAGAGTTATGAGTTGGCGGTAAAGACAGAATTGGATAGTCGCCGAGACCGAGCATCGATGAGCACCATGCCACCGGTGGAATATCAGATCGGTAGACGGCCCGAGCGTTTGGGACCAGGAGCACAGCTTGGGGTACGCCGCAGGGGAGAGGTAGGATTCATGGAGATCCCCCGGTATTCGCAGGCAAGCATGGAAGTGGAGATGCAAATCCGCCAGCTATGTAATCGCATCACAGGACGGGCGACTGGACCTGACGATGCGGTGGAGGCTAATGTGGTAAAACAGCATTTGGTCAACTGCTGGCTCAGTGGATGGAA